TACGTCAATTCGGCAACTCGACAGGCGTAAGTTATGGCTATTAGTAACTTCGACATCGCCACCGATCTAAAGGTCGAACTGTTTCTCCCTAACGAGGGCGACCACCTTTTTATCCTGGGCGTATCGGAACTTGGCGGCACCGACGTACTTGCCGAGTCAGGTGACTTTATTCTCGGCTACTCGCTGCTCGGTGGCACCGATACTCTCGGAGACGGCTCGGGCGATTACCAATTCTCGTGGCAGAGCATTGAATGTTCGGTCTCGAAGCTCGACATTACGCTTGGTGGTTCACAAGTTGGCGGCATCGAATACGCAGCCCAGCCGTCAGCCCTATCCTTCGAGATACAGTCTTGGACTCTCGACCCGAACAACAACTCGGCGGTTCGTAACGGCACCGGTATTCGTGTACGCCTAGACGACGGCGTAACCGATGAGACCCTATTCACCGGGTTCATTGAGTCGATGACCGTCAAGTATCGCCCAGACGCACCGAACCTAATTCAAGGCAACGCGTTCGATGCCTACAAGAGACTCGCTAACCAGCGCATTACCTACGACACAACAGGCGGCACCGACACCGTAACCGAACTGCTCGGACTTATCGCTGCCAACTCAGGCTACACCGTTGACCCAGTCAACGATCCAGGCGCAATTCTTATGGCTGGCCGCTCCGAGACCGAGGTCACCCAAGGTCAACTAATCAAGGACATCCTCGATGCGCAGCTCGGTCTGCTATGGCTCGACCCAGCGACCGGGCAAATCGAATACCGCGACAGGCCACAAATCCTAGCCGCCGCCACTTACTCAATCGGCAACAACCATGGCGACGAAGACCATTGGTGCATGAGTGACCTAACCGTCAACCAAAACCCAGACGACCTAGTGAACTCGGTCAAAGTCACTATGACCACCGATAGCGGCACGAGCCTGACCCGAGAGAACTCAGACTCGATACAGCTCTATGGCCGTCTCGCCTATGACGCAACCGTCAATGCCGCCGACAGCGACAACCTTGAAACTTGGCTAGATCTAGCGTTCACCGAGAGGCCACGCAATCTAGTGCAGGATGTAACAACACCAACAATCGACCGCACAAACACGCTCACCGATGCAGCTCTGGCCACGCCCGGGCTAATTGTGCGCGTGGATTACCAAACCGACACAATCAACATTGTCCAGACGTACCAGGTAACACGAGTCAAACACTCCATAGATGTTGACCGCTGGTTCACTACGCTAGAACTATGGAGGGCTAGTTAAATGGCTTACAAAACTTTCGTAAATGGTTTCGCGCTGAATGCCAGCGAAGTAAACGCATACCTTATGAACCAAACGGTTATGGTGTTCGCTGACTCGACTGAACGCGCAGCAGCTTTGACCAGCCCAAGCGAGGGCATGTTCACCTACTTGACCGGCACTAACTCGTTCGAGTATTACACTGGGTCAGCGTGGGCAACGGTCGTGCCTAGCCAGGCGCAGACTGTTACCGACAAGTCAGCGAACTACACAATCACTTCGGGCGATGCTTACGCTCTTATTCGCTCGACTGGTTCAGCAATCACAATTACCCTGGCTAACGTGCTAACCGTCGGCCAGCGCATCGACTTTTATCAAGCTGGAACTGGCCAAATCACTTTTGCTGCTGGCTCAGGCGTGACCTTGCAGTCAAAGGGCGGGAATCTAAAAACCTCGGCTCAGTACACCGCGGCCACCGTAATGTGCGTTGCTTCAGGTGTTTACGCGCTAATCGGTGATCTAGGAGCCTAAGCGATGCTGCCTTGGGGTCTACTAGCTGCTAGCGGTGCCGGTGCTGCTGGCTCTTATGAACAAATAAGCACCACGATACTAACTAGTACCACTTCAACTGTTACATTCAGTTCGATTGCTGCAAATTACAAGCACTTGGAACTCCGAATTACAGCACGAGTAAACGCAAACTTTCCTAACTCGACACAAATGCGTATCCGCTTCAACGGCGATACAGGATCTAACTACGCGTATCACAACCTATACGGCAACGGCTCAAGCATCGTCAGCGAGGCCACGATTACCCAACCTGAAATCCGCGTGAACGGTTTTTCAGATGCAAACATTACTGGCAACTGGGGTGCAGGTGTAATCACAATTATGGATTACGCAGAATCAAATAAAAACAAAACCCTGCGCGCTCTGACCGGAACCGCCAACAACTCAAACTACAACCGTGTATTCATGTCGTCTGGTTTATGGATGAACACGGCCGCAATCAACTCCATTACATTGAACGAGCTGAACGGTTTTGGCTGGCTAGCAGGTTCAAGGTTTTCGCTTTACGGAATAAAGGGTTAGAGCATGCCAGCAGGTCAACCAGCATACGTACCACTTGCAAACATCACGCTGTCTTCCAACGCGTCGACAGTCACTTTTTCAAACATCAGCCAGCTCTATCGAGATCTAGTTTTAGTCTCAGTAAACGACATCGTAACCACTAACTCGCAGCCAGGTGTTAGGTTCAACGGCGATACGGCGAACAACTACACAAATCTTTTGGCTAGAGGCGACGGCAGCGCAAAATACAGCGCAGCGTTTGGAAGCTCTTACGTTTACCTGTCGGACTACTCATTCAACACGGCCTACAGCGTGATGCACATCTTTGATTACTCAGCGACAGACAAACACAAAACAAGTTTGGTGCGCAGCATGCAGAACGGCAGTTTCGTCATGATGATTTCAAGCCGCTGGGCAAACACCGCTGCAATTACATCGCTCACGTTGATGCGCACCTCTAGCGACCAATTCGCTGCAAACTCAACCTTCGCACTTTACGGAGTATCAGCCTAATGACCATGACGCTAATCGGAACTACCACCGTGGGAGTCGGCGGAGCGAGTTCGGTAACACTAAGTGCAATACCTGGCACCTACACCGACCTACTGCTCTTGGTCGCTGCTAGATCTGCTTACAACGACAACGTCGACGGTCTTCGAGTACGTGTGAATAACGACTCCAGCGCGGTCTACCACTACATTGACCTAATCTACAGCGGCACAACAACTTACAGTTTTAACTCATCAGGCAGCACCCAATTCGCGAGCATGAACGTACCTGCCGCTTTGGCTACAAGCAGCACTTTTTCAAACGCCCAGTTGTACATCCCAAACTATTCGGGATCAAGAACCAAACTCATGTCTGCCGATTGGATAGTCGAAAACAATTCCACCGCTCAAATACAAGGTGGCATCGAGGCCTACCGCTGGGGAAGCACTAGCGCAATCACCTCGCTAGTTCTTTACACCGGCAGCGGCCAAAACTTTGTCCAAAACTCAACTTTTGCGCTCTACGGCATTACCAAGGGCAGCGGCGGCGCAACAGTATCCTAAACATGGAGGAAAACATGGCAACCAAGACAACCGTACCGACCAAAATCATCCTGGACTGCTCGACCGGTGAACAGACCGAAGTCGAACTAACTTCCGAGGAGATTGCGCAGCTCGAACTCGACCAGGCACAGGCACTAGCCGCCCAAGAGTCAGCAGAAGCCGAGGCAGCAGCTCGCACCGCAGCCCGACTAGCAGCCGAACAAAAACTAGCAGCACTCGGCCTAACCGCCGAAGAAATCGCGGCACTCGGTGGCAACTAGCGAGAACGAACTGCTAATTCAGCTCGTCAGAGACGTCGCTGAAATCAAAGCAGAACTAAAGGCATACAAAACACTCGAGCAAAGAGTCCTCTGGCTCGAAAAGAAGATGTGGCTATTCATGGGCGCAGCAGGATCTATCGGCGGTTCAGTAGTCGCAATTATCCAGGCAGGAATGCAGAATGGCTAACCCGGTTTACTACTACGACCCATTCCCCGGCAACCGAGGCGACGAACTCGGCAACATGGCACCATACCGCACCCAGCCACACCGCGGTTCGGACTGGGGAGCCAAAGCCGCTATCGAAGGCAAGCCAGTCAAGGCAATCACTAACGGCCGCGTCAAGAAAATCTACTGGACTGACGCTCTCGGCTGGTGCGTAACCCAGTCATCAGCAGACGGCATCACTTGGGAATACTGCCACCTCTACCCAAAGCCAGACATCGAACTCAACTCGCTCGTAGTCGGCGGCCAGACGGTTATCGGTAAAGTTGGCGGCAACAAGCAGACCAGCCCCAGCGGCACTAGCTCGACTGGCGCACACTTGCACATGGCAGGATGCCTAACCAGCCTGGCGATGAAACCACACGCCGCAGATCGTAAGCACCTTATTGACGTTCACAAGCACATCGACGCACACCGCGACCCGAATGCTAAGGCACCTGCCAAGCCATCCGCTAAACCAGCAGCCAAGCCAGCAGCAAAGAAACCGGCGGCCAAAAAGTGAAACTCTGGCGTGAAATCGGCGGCCGCGCACTCG